CGCCCATTGAGTAAAAGAAAACAATCGTCAATGCCCATAAAGTAAGCATCATTCCGATTTCATAGATATTCATATTGCTCCCGATCCGTCAGAGTTTCTGACTTCTTGGAATAAGTGTTACATGACTACCCGACAGAACCGCGATCATTTAGATAACGAAACGGTAACAATTCTTGGTCATCAACATGGTCATCGATTGTCCGATTTATGTCTGGCCAATCATCTAGCCCTGCCATAGCGCCTTCCATGAACCTGGAATGTCCCATCCTTTTCGATGTAAATCAGGTCTACCTGAACATTCTTGCCATTTTCGGTAACGATGGCGAAGGCCTGCTGCCAATTAGGCGTAGAAACGTATTTGGCGGCTTTTAGATCCATTGCATGTCCTACTTCAACTCCATGCAGAACTCGCCTTAAAACCCCGTTAGAAGCCTCAGAAACGGCACTTCTGCCCGCTCTGTGCGTATGCCCCATAATTACGCTCTGGCCATGGCGTTTAGCCTGATTTAAGGCGGATAAGCCAGGATTAGGATTAAGGCTCCCCAGATCCCCATGAATGGCAATCCAGCCCTTAGCGATAGGCATTGGAGTTGACCAATACTTGACTCCCATTTCATCGAGTTTAAGAAACTTCTCGAACTTCAATTCTGGCAAGGATAAGAACGCTGGGATCTTCTTCATGATTACCTTGTAAAGTCGATCGCAATGGTTGCTACGAACCATGTGGGCTTCTTTGGAATACTCGAAGAGCGACCATAGAACATCAACTGTCCGATCGCGATCCTCAGCTAAAGTCTGTTCGTACCAGCCCGGTGTATTTTCTGTCCATCGGCTGATTTGTGGCAAGTCGATTTCATCTCCGATAGTAAGAACAGCATCGGGCCGAAACGCTTTAATAAATAAACTGAGATTGCGTACAACATGGGAATCTTCGTAGGGACATTGCAAGTCTGGAATGACTACGGTTCGTTTCATTAATCCTCATCGTCATCATCGTATGGGATCTCGCCAGGAAGATTAGGAAGCCAATTCGGAGTAGGCAAGATTGTTGCAGGATAAGTTAAAGGTTCAAGAAGAATGGCTAGAGCCATTTCGGTTGAGAACCCTGCTCTTCTGAGCGATTTGTAATACTCATTAAGCCCGATGCAATACTGATCGAGCATAGAGTAAGCCTCTAGATCGATAGCCTTCTTTCGCGCCATAATAAAATTATCGCTCTAGAAGTATGTTATAGATCTCATCGACACGCGCATTGAGTCGCTTAATCTCCGATAGCAAGTGAGTGATCACATAGCCAGCCAATCCACCCACTATTGCAAGCGTAGCAATATAAAGATTTAGGAGGTCGGTCGGGTTCATCGTTTAGGGGTCGCATAACCGAAGATGCCAGCAACGATTGAACCAAGGATCGCTCGATAATCGAGTGCGAAGTTAGAAGTTGTTCCCCATACAGCCAAGAAGGCTCCGATAGATACGATTGCTGGGTGCTTCATATTCATTTGCTTGCTCCTAATAGTGGGATTTGAAAGAACGAACCATCTTGATCGCCCTTGCTAGTGAAAGATATATGCAGATGATGGCGGTGCTTATTGATCCCCGTATACGGTCTCCAACGCCATGCGCTTTTGGCGGAGCAGATCGACCCATCAAAAATAATATATTTGATGCGTTTATCGGTCTTGGCAAGAAGTCGAAGTTGATCCGCAATATCGGGCATGAGGTCGGGCTTAGGTTTACCAGAGACATCTCGATCGAAGTCGCACGCTCTAACAATCCCAGAGTCTGCAAGCGGTATGTGATCGCTATTGCCTTTACGCATATGTCTTGCGTCCGCGATCCATCCATCGCTAGACCTATCACGATCTGGGAACGAGTCATCTAGCTGCTCGCGCAGTTGTTGACCAGCCTTGCATAATTTTGGTTTCATGCAATCAGAAGAGCGAATTCTTCTTCAGTTAAGCCTAGGCGTTCAAGCAAGGCTGCCTTAGCGGTTGCCTTTTCAGTTTCCAATTTGGCTTCATCGGCTTTGATCTTCTTGATCTCTGCTTCAATCTCGGCTTTGGTTGGAGCATCGCCTTCTAGAACGTCCCATTTAACTGTTGAATAATCATCTTCAGTAAAAGAAAATTCAGCAGTTGGGCGAAGGAATTTAATTGCCTGTGTTAAATAACTTTTCATTACGCACCAATTTCCAAAAGAGTAATAGAAGAAAATGTGGAACCAAACTGAGCAGCAATATAGCCGCCGTTGCTGGTTGTATCGGCTTTAATTTGTGTTTTATATGTAGTCGATGAAGTAGTTGCCGGCGAGTCTAAATAATTAATTCCGTTCATCGCTTGCATTGCAGATAAATTTGATCCTGGTGATGAACCACTATTGAACCCAAAGACTGGACCAGTTGCTTGAATTACTGTACTGCCGCGCAATAACTGAATTGCACCGCCAGCGACATAAATTGCTCGCTCAACATAAAGCGCCTGATCAATTATTACTAAAATTTTTGAACTACTAGAACTTGGTGTAATTGAAGCTGAAAGACCTGAGTCTGTGTAAGTTGTCGAAGCAACAGTTGTTGATGTTGAACTGCTAGCATAAACAACCTGCAAAACCTTACCGCCGCCTGCTGGTGCAGCCCATTTAATTCCTGTTGCGGCTGAAGAGTCAGCAGTTAATACGTGACCATTTGTGCCTACTGCCAATCGAGCTGGCGTATCAGCAGCAGTTGCCGTAATTAGATCGCCTTTAGCGTCAACGATGGCATTTTGAATAGCATTTGAGTCATCTTGGGCAACCCACGAGAAGTCGAGATCCGTGCCTGAAGCCTTGGCTAATACCTGACCAGTTGTGCCACCTTTAAGGTCAACTAGGGCTGTGTCAATATCCTGCCCAAGAGCAGCAATGGCAGTAGCGCCATCCTTTACTAAGTCTGTCGATTGGGGAATGTCCCAGCCGAAGTTGGTTGTTGTTGTTGCCATTAGGCTACGACTCCTATCGCGTTAATCCATGTAAGGGTTGAACTCAGAGAATTCCAAGTTTCTGCTGCATTTACCTGCTCCCATTTTACCGCAACTTGGGAGAAGTTTATTGGAGAAGCGTTAAAAGTAACGCTTAGGTTGTTTAGGCTTGCTCGGAATGTCCAGCCTTCGACATAGCCTTGGAATGATCCATTGGTGATATTGCCGGGCAAGTTCTGAATCCATACAGGCTGACCCACGAAGATATTGATTAAAGCATCTCGATCGGCATCATCAATTTCAGGGTTACCTAAGACAAAAGTTATGGCTTCGAATTTTGGATAAGGATTGGCTCGAAGCTCGATGTAACGATCGGCTAACGCCTCTGCATCTGAAGTATGTTTAATTCGAGATGTATATTCTTCGGCATAAACGCCGTAAACACTTTGACTAGTTAGATCAGTAGCGGTGTAAGTCTGATTAGCGTTGTTATCGTAATTTATAGTAAAACTATTGCGAAGATCGCCTGCTCGGGTAGTGGAGGATAAACCGAGGCCATTGGCATGGTTAGCATCAAGAGTTGTATAGCCATTAGCCGCTAAATAGTCTTGGCGGTGAGTTTGGTCTGCATAACTGATATTGCCATTAGCATCCTCGTAGAGAACGCCAAAAGCAGAATTGGCGATAGCCGTACACAATGAATAAAGATCTGTATTTTCTGAGGATCTGGCTATAAGTTCATAATCGCCGGGCTGATCGATTTCGCCCAATCCGATATTAACTGCATTAGCCCAAGTTTCAGTAGGATCATAAGTTGCCCAAGTCTGCGATGCTGAAACTTCATTCCATTGTCCTAGAAGATATCCTGAAAGAAGAGTGTAAATCTGATCGCCATCGAAGTCCTGGCTTAATACTCCTGGATCGATAATTCGAGGTAATTTAGATAAGGCTCCCAGAGCGGTAATTGTGGCAATTGTTGTATAGCCAATACTGCCTGCTCGGTTGACCCCGATGGTGAAGTCTGAGATAAAGCCGCCGAAGATTGGAACATAACTACCCGATGAATTAGTTACTTCAACGGTGATCCCAGTTCCAACTGTAAAGTTATAACTTGAGTTATCAAGGTTCATTAATTGGACTTGGCAATAACCAGCGATCGGCTGAGTATTGATATCTGTGCGGCCCGAAGTAACCGTTAGGTTAGCGATAGTTACATCAGTTACCTCAACGCTATCAATTAAGACTTTATAGGAAGGGGTATAGGCGGTCATTAAAAGAATGCCGCGCTTCCGAGGGTTCCTCGAGCTGAGGAGTCATTAAGAATACTGACGATCTGGCGAGCAGTTGATTCGCTATCGATTGCACCATTGACGGTGATATTTGTAGTGCCACCGCTGACATAGCGATAAGCCGCGATTGGCTCATTAGGCATAACTGGGCTTGGTGCGGCCTGTGGAGCAGTTGCCCCAGTTTCGAATGAAGCGCTAGTAAAAGGATTAAGAGCCGATCCAATTTGCTTTGATAACTCAATTACTCGCTTGATCTTATTGTAAAGATCATCGAAGAATGAGACTACTCGAGCCAAGCCATCGATTAAGCCACCGATTGCTGCTCCCACGATCTCGAATGCTTTGCCTAAAGTCTTGCCAAGAATTGGCGCTAATACATCGCGAGAGAACTCAGCAACATTCTTAAATAGGTTTATCAGCGGCTTTAATTCTTCGCTGTTATCGTTGATTGAATTCTTAACTGAATTAAACGCTGATCGAAGGCCATTGATGATTGGGTTTAGAAATTCCATGACCGGGCGAAGTTTATCGCCCAGGTTGCTAGTGAAGTCTGCGATTGCTGGAATGACCTTGTTAACGATTACATCGACCATTGGAGTTATGGCATCGAGGATGTAAGCGCCTACGGTTTCCTTGCCTTCATCGAAGGCTACTTGAAGTCTGGCTAATTTGCCTTGGAATGTATCAGCCTTAGTTGCGGCTTGATTCTCAAAAGTATCTGCTAACTTGGCGGTGATCTGATCCATGCTCATGGTCTTGAGCTGAGCGGATGTAAGTCCTATGCCTAATTTGCCTAGTGCTGCTGTGTTGCCTTCTGCGGCTTTAGCCATGGCATTAGTAACGGCTTCAAGGGATTTGCCTGAGCCTGCTGCGACATCGATTGCAACTGTCTGAAGTTCTTGAGCCTTTTGTAAGTTACCAGTTGCCCTGGATAATCTTTCAAGCGATGGTCTTAATTCTTCATCCGTAACGCCAAACGCTAAAGAAGTAGCGGTTATGTAATCTTCAGTAGCCTTGATCTGCTTATCAGTTGCTCCAGTTACATTTTTCAGAGTAAGCGCTAACTTCTCCTGAGCGGCTGCATCTTCGATCGCTGATTTAACGCCATCGATGGCCAACTTGCCTGCATAGGCTACGGCTGCTGCGCCTGCTGCTGCGAATGCTAATCCAGCCTTCTTTCCGAAGTCTTGGACTTTATCGCCGAAAGACATAACATCTTTATCGGCCTTATCAAGGTTCTTAGTGAAGTTATCGACATCAGCAAGAAGCTTGAGCGTTAACGCTCTTGTACCTGTTGCCATTAGCCCCACTCCTTCAAAATCTTAGTAAATGATTCTGTCC